CCATTCTGCTCGTTGTTCCTTAGATAAGGATCATTCGGCATAGGCTTCGTTCATAGACATATTCTTGAGATCTACTTTTGTAGCCTTTTGATTATTTTTGATTGAGAAGTCATTGGTAGACTTAGATTCAACAGCGATAGTAGGTTTTACATATTTCCAAGCCTTTTCTAGATCAGGATTTTTCATCTCTGTTAGGTATTCTTTGACTTCATCGAGATGCCCTTTGGCTTCTGGATTCTGTACAAGAAATAAAGCCAAGTCTCATTTATCTATCCCGTCGGATTTCTTTGATAATGTACTTTTAACAATGTCTGGATTCTCAGAACGCCAAGCGTTGAGTTCCTCTTCAAGTTCTGCTTTTTCTTTTGCCATCTGTGCTTTTTCGGCTCGTTCTGACTTGAGAGATTCGGAGAGTTTCTTGAAATTAGACTTGTTGGAATTTTTGTCAGGTGTTCCGTTTTCTTCACCTGTTTCATCATCTAGAGTTTCCTCAGAGCTGATTTGCTCTTCTACTTCTTGTTCAGACATAGAATAAAATGGGTTATGCGAGTTAACGCTTGGCTAAAGTGCCAAATGATACAATCCGAAGATTGCACCAATTTGAGACTCTATGCGTATGGTTGATTAGGGTTCTCATCAACTATTTCTTTTTTTTCTTTCTTAGATTTCTTTTCCTCATCTGCCTTTGCCACTACTTCTTTCTCGTCATAGTGAGATATACAATCTTTTAGAAATTGCTCGAATGAGTTGTAGGCACTGGCTACTGTTTTAAGAATATCGAGAGATGAATGAATAGGGAGATCAAATGGAACTCCGTATGGATCACCTATCTTGAATACTATAGCTGATTCGAGTGCATTGATTCGAGATGATACGAGATATGTTTTGAAAGTATTGTTGTCTATTTTTTCTGCAATATCTTTCATTGCTTTTGCTGTTCATACATACGAATCTAGTATAGAACTTGTAGCCTCACATTTCTCACGAGAGTATGCTATCTCATAGATAGAGTTGTTGAGTTCAGATACTTTAGATCTACAATATGTTAGAACTTCTCTATAGTTATCAGAGTCACGATATTCTACGAGTTCTCGTATTGCTACCTTTTTTCCATCTTTTGAAAGTGATTCTACCTGCTTTATCCAGCTTGTAGTTTCCTCTTCTTCGAGATCGAGTATTTCATCAGACATATTTAAGTGGGTTATTTATTAAGTTGTGCTGTTTGTGCTCCTGCTTGGCTCATAGCTTGTGACATTGCACCATTGAGCATCTGATTACCTTGCTCTACTGGTTTTTCTTGTGATTTACTGATCTTTTGCTGTATATGTGCTGATTGATGAGCAATCATATATGTATCAGTAGGATTGATATCTCACATAGCAACAAGATGTTCGTCATCGTTATCATTTGGGTTGATATCTATCCATTCTCCTGCTTTTAGGATAGTATTTTCATCTTGCTGGAGCAGATATTGAGCGGTCATCGGGATCTCTTCTTCGACATCTTCCATATCAGCACCTCAGGCAAGGAGTAACTTTCTGAGTACTATTCGCTTGCTAGATTGGTTGATCTCTGGATCTTGTAGGATAAGTGGACTGTTTTGAGTTCTCCACGCTGTCTCTTTTTGTAGTCGTTTCTCTTTTGCAGAGTTTGTTTCTATTTCAAGAGAGAGGTTTCACTCTATGATGAAGTCCTTGCGAGTTATTACTATTGGAGCTTGTCCTGTAGAGCTTCCTGCATAGATTACTTTCTTATCAGCTTCTGAGAAGTGTTCTCTATATCCAGAGTACCAGAGGAATGCGAATTTTTGTTCTCCAATTGCATCCATCTCTTCATTAAGAGAGAGAATGATATCTGTTGCATCCATTACAAGACTATTTGTCTTTGCTGTCTCACGACGATCTGGAGTACTTCCTTGTGCTATCTCACCGAGAGCGAGAGCGTTGTTTACATCCTGTTCTATCTCTTGGATAAATGCGTTTGTCCCATCTATTCTTGTATCATGTTGTATTGGTGATACGATATTAGAAAGAGGAATATTAGCACCATCTAGTCCAGACTTGATAGGGATTTTCTTATTGAGTCCGAATCCTATATCTTTTCCACTGACATAGTCAGAGTTATAGAGCCATTGTACATATACTTCCTGTCGAACCTTGTCAGCCTGTAGATTTCTCATCTCTGCTTTCCAGAGTTGTGTATCTCGTATATAGTTTGCTGGACGATCCCCGAAGAATGTTCCATTTGGACTCCAGTAGAAGAATGCAAAAGGCATTTCTGGGAGTGTTTTCTCTTCTAAGATATGAGTACAGTTACCGTTTGTGATATAGAGCTTTACTTTCTCGTCTCACTCATTTTCTGACTCTATCTCCTCAAAGTGCATATATATATCAAAGATTTCTTTGTCGTACTGAGGGATTACTCCTGCGTTGAGTTGTTCTGTACGCTTTCTTTCTTTTTCTCCTTGGATTGCATCTTGACACCAACCTGTATCCCATCCAAGATTATCCATTTCTTCCTTTGTTCTCACTGAGTAGAATCCGATATATCGATATTCACCTGTGAAGTAGTCCCCGAATGGATCTGGCACACAGAGAAGAGGATTTATTCGATCCCACTTATTACTCTTGGTTTTTCCATCCCATCCTACCTTTGCAAGACAAGCGACACCTGTTGAATACTTATCACTATCCTTATAGTAGCGAATAGCTTTCATAAAAGGAGTATCTCGGTCTTCCTTGTAGAGTTTGTTCTGTGCCTTTGCTATTCTCTCACTTCCATTCTGTGTAGAACGAATACTAATAGGTGACTTTGTATAATAAGAACGAGCAATAAGATTGCGGATCTTAGAGGACATAGAAAAATCTCCGATAAGCTTTTCCTTTCCTTTCCTTTTCTTCCCACGGATCAGTTGAATATCAGCTTCGATCTCTAGCTTCTGAGCGTTTACATTGTTCTCACCTTGCTCTTTTTGCAATCGAATACGAGCGAGAATATCTGAGTCATCTCTTTTTTGTTTCATAATTTTATGAGTATACTTTTAGTATATGAGAATTATTCTCATAATCAAGTTTATTTTAAAATGGACTAAAATCGATCTCAACATTTTCTATTTCTTCCTTAAATATTCAGAGAGGATCATCTTTATTATTCTTTTCTTGCTCTATTGGTGATACTTTTGTTAGCATCTGATATATGGTTGCCATATAACGGAATGTATCAGCATCGTGACTTGTGAAGTCATGTATTGGACTCTTTTTGAATTGTCAGAGCTTGTCATCCCATTCGTATTGATAGAGAGATAGATTATTGATGAAGTCATCGAGTGATTCCTCTATCCAGATCTTTTCGAATATGAGACGACCTGCGTCTATTCCAGACTCTATCGAGTTCATTGGTACGACTTTGCATATATCTCCGAGGAGTTTTATTGCTGTTTCAAGTCGTGTGAGTCCTGTAGAAAGTTCTCGCTGCCGAACATCGTGAGGAAAGTAGTGATTCTTATAGTTATATCACTTTCCTTTGATAACTTCTGCATAATGAGGCAATCAATACCCTGTATTAGAATACCGATCTACTATCCGTATCTTTTGTCAGCATACTTGCACGAATAGGATAGACATTGCATCTGATATACCAAGATCCCAGAAAGTAGTTACTTCAAGCTCTGGATCATAGATTCATTTCTTTACTCGTCATTCCGCATGAGCTTTCGATAGTTCTTTTCCGTATACAGAACCTCGCATATAAGCTTCCCAACTACAATTATATTCTTGCTCGAACTCTTCCTCTGTCATTTCTTTTCGAGCATCTGCTATCTGTTCATCACTGAGTAGTTTTGTATCAGTGTATCTCAGAAGCATCGTATAAAATCTATCATCGTTCTTTGCTCGTTCATACAGCTTATAGAATGCGTTCTTCCCTTTTGGGGTACCAATCCACGTTACCCAACCTCAGTTGGCATTGATCATCGGGAATACAATCTCTGAATAGATATTGCTAGGCTGTTGTGCATATTCATCAAAAATAACTCCCTTGAGATCAAGTCATCGTAGAGAATCAGGAGTTTCTGCGCCGAAGAGAGTGATAGTAGATCCATTTGAATATGTAACTATGAGCTCAGAGGAATTATAAGTGAATCCTTTTATTTGATCTCAGAATTTTTGTATCATTCTCCAGGCGATCTTTTTAGCTTGTCGATATGTAGGAGCTATATATCAATAGTCTCATCGCTCTTGTATAGATACAATTAGCTCATCGAGAATAGCTCATACAGTTTTACCTGCACGACGATGAACAACAAGAACATTAAAACGCTTCTTATTCGTTATGTATGTTTTCTGCCAATCTCGTAGTTGTGATAGATTTATTTTCTTTTCCATTGTCAAGTTTGCTTTATATGCGTACAAATAGTCGAAAATATTTTATTACTATACAATATTTATATCTCAATAGTTACCGTCTCTTTTAGTCCTCAATCACTATCAGTAGCATTTCAACGGAACAGAGAATATCTTGCAGTTGATTCTTTTGCTATCTCGCTTGCTGTTTTTGCTTCACGGAGTTCTAATACATAAGATGGGTCTTCATCAAGTTTGTTGATAATAGTTCAAAGAGAGTGCCTTGAGATGGCTTGTGACATCTGTATAATAAGCTTGTCTTCATCAGTAATATCGATGATATCGCTATTTTTTGCATTTGTCACAATTTCGCTCATTTCATCTTTGAGTCTATTCACACTTCCTCTCGCTATCCCTATTTTTTTTGCAAGCTCTTCTTCTGTTTGAAGAGGGTTTTTAATAAGCTCATTTTTGAGAGCTTTTATGTTTTTCTGCTTGTCTACACGCATTATTCTGTATATAGGTTAGATTTTCATAAATTACAATCTGCACAAGATGTTACTAGATTTTGTTCTTCTGTCAATCATCATTTACTATATGGTTTTATATGGTCAATATGCAATATAACATCAGGAGATTTTCTTCCACAATATCTACAAGTAAAATCATCTCGTTTTAATATAAGAAATCTTAATCTTTTTGATACATTTCTATCATTTACATTTCCTGTTATTTTTTCCATTATATCAAGATAATCTCTAATCTCTGATATCTTCATACTATCTAATCTTCTTTTTATCTCCTTATTTCATTGAATTATTGTATTAGCACAAGATTCGATAACATTTCCTAACGATAATCATGTCTCATCAGCAATATCCCTTTGGCTTGCCAATGGATTTAATATAGCTTCTTTTGCTACCTTTGCTCTACTTTGTTTTTCATCTGATCTCATAATTTATTTGATTAATATTGCCATCTTCCCCTGCTTCCTATCAATCAGGAAATCATATATCATATCCTCAGTATACTCAACTGGGAGATATTTCAAAGCCTCTTTCTTTATGAAGGCATCTGATCTGTTCTTATTAGATATTGGTGCAGTGAGATATCCCCAGTGAGGGATATCTTTTGTGAGGTCTTCTATGATCTTCTGTTGTTTTATCCGTAATTCTCTATGCTGTTCTGTCAATTTATTTCAACAGGCAACTCACTTGTCAAAGATGATATTATATCGTTCAATGAGGGATTCCCACATATCTGTTTTTATGAGTGTGTATCAGAACATAATTTATAGTTAAGTGATTCTATATTCTCTATCTCGATTCTCCTGAGTATCACGGATGATGAGTCAGTGGTAGAGCATTATTTTAATAGTGATATTTCTGCCTGTAGATCCTGTATGAATCATTCCAGTCGCATCATATTAGCTATCATAGCCTCATTGTTATGTGGGATAAGATTATGGAGTTCTCAGTACGATTGGATCTGTTCCTTTGAGAATGTAGTAGTTGTTTCGCTCATAGATTTATAATAAAAAGACTCCCATTGCCCGTGAAAGAAATGAGAGTCAAATACCAGTATTCACGGAACTTGTATCTGTGTCTATTATATGAAAATGTGTATAAAAAGCAAATCAAAGTTATATTTTAATAAAAGAAAGTATAGTCCTAGTATAGATTTTAATATTAGTTGTATTATTAAATGGCTCTAAAGTGTGTTTTTAATAATAAAAAATCCCCTTTTATAGGGATTAAAATTATAATCGACCATAGACACTGTATTGTTGTTCTATGA